ACGACTCGACGCATTAAATCATTGAAGCTAGACCTCAATTGAGCCGATACTGGCCTCATGAAGAAACAAGGCCGGCCGAGCTCCTTCAACGAAAAGCTTGGTCAACTTATCATCAAGCTATACAAGAAGGGATATACTGATCGGCAAGTTGCGAAGACAATTGGCGTTTCGCGTCAAGCTTTGCACAATTGGAAGAAGAAAGATCCTGACTTCTTTTACACCATAAAAGAAGCGAAGGACATAGCCGATGAGATAGTCATCAATTCTCTATATGCCCGCGCAACTGGATACAACGTTGTTGAAGAGAAACTCTTTCACTCGTTTGGCAAGACTGTTCGGGAGAAGACTTTGAAGCACTATCCTCCCGATGTTGCCGCCTGCATATACTGGTTGAACAATCGAAGGCCGGAAGAGTGGAGAAACTCCTCAAGAACGGAGCTCCTGAACCAACCGCCTGCCGCGGCCTTGAACCAAGCAAAGAAGACCTTTCGGGACTTCTGCCAAACTGCAGGCTATCCACTCCCCTATGATAAGCAGATCCAGATGTTCGAGTTCGCCTTCCGAGAGAATGTCGGAATTGCAAAGCTTCTTCTTGGAGCCCGCGGATACGGCAAGACTGACTATCTGACAATTCTCGGCGTTGCTTTCATGATATATCTGGATCCTCAATACACGGCCTTGATCATCACGAAGTCGAGAGAGAGAAACACGGCAATTCTTGGAGAGATCGGGGAGGCACTCAAGAAGAATGATGTTCAATTGGAGATGGAGAACGCGAGCTCAATTCGAGTTGTTGGTCTTCACGGCAAAGACAACAACGTCTCGGCAGTCACGATCAAGACTAAGTCTTTGAGAGGCCGGCATCCGAACATTGTCATACTCGATGATCCAGTCACGGAAGACGATGCCTCGGAAGCCACAAGGAAGCACGTTGAACGTGTGTACAACGAATGCAACAAGCTGACCGCAGACATCCTTGTCATTGGTCAACCTGTCCACAAGTTCGACTTGTATTCTAAGCTTAGACCGCTCCTCATGAAGATGGAAGTGCCACACGGCACAATTCCAGAACTTGATCATGACCTTGAAGCTCAACGCCTGGCAGGTGTGAGTGATGAGTCGATCTCGGCCTCGTATCATCTGAACGTCTTAAGTGAAGGCACACTCCCCTTCGACAAGATGAAGATGCTTGACAAGGGAGCATTCCCGAAAGGCGGGACAAGTGTCGCGTTCATCGATCCTTCAGATGGAGGCAACGACACTGCGATCACAATCTTGAAACAATACGGCCAGGGGATTGCCGCGGTCGGGTTCACTTGGAAGAAAAGATGGGATCACTGCCTTGATGACATTGCTCCCCTCCTCAAAGAATACAACGTCGCAAAGCTTGCCTTCGAAACAAACAAACACGGAGAGCAACCGATCGACATACTGCGGCAAGTGTTCAAGAAAGCCGGACTTCAAGTTTCGATTGTTGGAAGGTATTCTATCACTGAAAAGCACTCCAAGATCATGGCTTGCGGAGTCATGGCACACATGATCCACTTGTCGAAAGACAGTCATCAAAGGTTCATCGATCAAGTTGTGCAGTACGAATACAAGGCAAAGGTTGACGATGCTCCTGACTCACTCGCATCATGTCTGGAGTGGATTGGACTCATTAGAGGCAAAGGATAAGTCATGGACAAAGAGATCGCGCTCGCATTCAACTTTGAAGAAGCTCCCGAAGATGTTAAGGCAACTGGAGCACTGCATCGAGACAACTTCCTTCGCCTGGAGAAGGCAAAGTCACAACTTGCAATGTGGACTGCAGAACTTGAGTCTGCCAGATCCGATCATGCAAAGACATTGAAGGTCTTCCAAGAAGCTATCAACAAGTGGATCCGTTCAGAACGAAGAGAAGAGAAGGTTCTCGCTGAGAAGGTTCAACCATGAACCTATCGACAATCTTCGGGTTCGGGACAGGCCGGAATTCTTCGGAGGATGAACTCCCCGAACTCTTCCCTTTGCTTGTGAAAGAAACGGACTTCATCAAGACCGATGTCATGAACATCTTCTCAAAGATCCTGACAGATGTTGCCGAGCGAACCGACGGCCTCAAAGATGAAGACTCTCAACTTCTTTTCGACAATTGCCTCAAGTCTTCTTCGCAAGAAGGTTTGATCACAATGCTTGCGAAAGCCATGTTCGAAAAGAAAGACCTTTTCTTGATATACGATAGAGCGATCAAAGTGATCAGAGAAGCAACTACACTTGAGATGCAAGAGATCCGCGCATCGTATTCAGTGAAAGCAGAACCCGCAAACATTGATGGGAAGCGGGGAGTGTATATCTCATTCCGAAACTTTCACATCTCTGACATGGTGAAGATATATTCTGCCCTTGAATATTGCACTGCAGGATCACTGAATAAACAGATGAACCTTGCGAACTCGATCCAGATCAAGATCTCAAAGCTTCGAGACAGTGTTTCTTTGGCAGACTCAGCGAAGGCAGAAGAACAAGCCTTGAAGATCGCAAAATCATTGAAGTCTGGCAAGTCCACTCTTCTTGATGCCGCGGACAGTATCGAGACAGGTGACGCGGACGCCGCTCCTGCAAAGGCTTCGAGCGAATACATTGCAAGAAAGCTATCGTTCTATCTTGGACTTCCGGCCGCGTACATCTTGGGTGAACAAACCGGCGGACTCAATTCAACCGGTGAGATCGATCAACGTGCAGTCGAACGCGGACTTAAAAAATATTACTTCTCAATATTGAAGCCTGCATATGAGGCAATCTTCGAGATCAAACCAAAGTACAAGTCACAAGACTTCCGACAATTGACTTCAGGACTTGAAACATTGAAGACCTTTGACATCTCTGGAGATGACTATCTCACACGTGATCAGAAGCTTCGAATTGAAGAAACCGAAGAAGAACCGGTCGAGATCGAAGTTGAAGAGACTCCTCCTCCAGAGCTCCCGCAAGGTGAGTGATGATCGAATACGATCCAAAGAAGATCCTCAAGAAGATCGCTCCTGAACGCAAGGTCAAGAAGCTTCTCACACGTAAAGTATCACTTAAGAGAACCGCTCTAAGTTTCGTAAATGACTTAGACTTTCTCAACAAGAAGCGGATCACTGAAGTTGCATTGAAGACAGTCAAAGGCTATCGCGAACGCATTGCAAAGGAAGTTGTCGAGTCCGACTTTGATCGGGAAGCCGGCCGTGATCTTGAGAAAGAGATCGCGAAGGATCCCAAACAACTTGTGCAAAGAGTCCAGAACGAGGTCATCTCTCAAGTTACTTCTGAGATCGCCGACAAGTATGCGGGCGAAAAGTACACATGGCTTCCTTCGGATGCCGAAGAACCGGATCCACTTCATCAATTGAACTATGGGAAGGTCTTCACGGTTGGAGATGGAGAGATGCCAGGAGAGAGGCCAGGTTGTCGTTGCGGGATGCTTATTCATGTGGAAGGATCTGACCTAGAACTTTGAAAAGGAGAATTCCATGCCCGATCCGAACCCCGATCCGAACCCTAATCCAAACCCGACTCCAGATCCGAAAGATCAAGAGATCGCAAACCTGAAAGCCGAACTTGATAAGCTCAAGACCAAACCTCCGGCAGATCCGAACCCTAATCCCAAGCCACAAGATCCAGACCTTCAAGAAAAGGCAAGGCTTGAAGCCGAAACGAAGAAGAAGACCAAAGACTATCAGACCAACATTGAACGCGCTTTGAAGTTTGACATGTCGCTTCCAGAGTTCTTGAAACAGAACTCTTCTTTGCTTCCGAAGGATGCTTCGGACATCGTCGCACAAGCGAACAAAGAAAAGTATGAGGATGCGATCGGCAAAGATCGAGCGGTCAAGGCCGCACTCATGAAGTCCTTCTTTCAAGTCCAGGCGAACCAAGACCAATTGACTAGCTATCAGAAACAAACGGTTGCGGATTGGTTAAGTTTGACTAACACTGGACGTGAAGAGAAGGCCGCGGAATTGTTCGAGCAAGTGTTCGAACCTGCGTTCGAGACGATGAAGAAAGTCCGCAAAGCGGAAGCCTTGCAGAAAGGTCATCATGTCGAAAGCGGCACTCAAGATGCGTACAAACAAAAAATGATCCAAAGATCAAGACAACATTACTTAGGAGTTAAGAATGCCACATGATGCAAGCAAGATAGTTCTCGGCGGAGTGAAGAAAAGTTACAAGGAAGTCACGAACCATGCAGGCGAAATTGCCGCGGGTTTGGTATGTCATCAAGCTTCCGATGGCTCTATATCCGTTGACTCTGCAGAAGGTTCAGCGATTGGAGTGAGTGTCGGACGTTCACTTTCAGACATCCCTCGTTCAGCGGTTTGCCGT